CAGTTGCGAAGGTGATCACGCAACCAGTTGAGGTGGTGCCCATCGTAACAGTACCAGCAAAGTCCGTTCCCACAATCGATGGGGTGGTTCCACAGGCGGTTAGGACTGGAGAAGCACCACCATTACCAACCGAGGAGTGGAGGTGCTTACCGGTGAAGTCGTACCCAAGAGGACCGGTACCATCCTGAGAGAGCTGGACCGAGCGATTAACCTGGGCCAGAGCAAGCCCAGAGAGAAGGCCAAAGAATAGGCCGCCAACAATCCAACGATTGATCTTCATTGCTTCCCTCCTCAGTTCGGGATCGTAACCCCAGCGGGGTAGCCGCCAAGGATCGAGTTGTTCAAGGCGTTGTAGATTTGGTCAAACCGATCCAGCACGATGAAGGCCTTGATCGCTCCAGCGGTGAAGGTCCCAACCGAGGTGTAGAGGAGTCGAGAGAACCGTGGAAGTGCTACGCCAGCCGGAGGCCGAGGGAAGTCCATGTCGAATAGTCGGACCCCAAGCAGGAGCTGGGCGGTGGTGTAGACTGGAGAAGTCCACCAGTTTACAAAGGTTCCCTCACCTCCAGAGCCGTTATCGGGAGCCCCTTGAAGGATCAATTGGACACTGGTACCCCCAGCGAAGGCGGTGGTGACCTCGACCAAGAACTTGAGGGCTGGATCGTCGCCGATGCCCATATCTCGGAAGGGCTGGTTGGTTGGAGAGGTCGAGGAGACCGGAAGACCAGAGATTCCCCAATCGATATCATTCGAGAATGGGAAGTTGGTCTGGGCGGCGGTGATTAGATCACCGGAGGTGGGGTTGGTGAAGGACAAAAGGCCATCGAGAATCATAGCTTTGCTCCTTTCTCTAGCTCAGGTTACCCTGGCCTCATTGTTGAGCACCGCGTCACAAGTTCTGATCGGAATCCCACGAAACGTGGTGATAGGTTTGCCATCAAACTCCTCAATCCGCAACAAGACGTTCGTCTTGTTCATGGCCTGGAGGTCAAGATAGGTCCGAATCACCCTGTTGCAGTAGATCACCGTCCGACCCATGTTGGCCCGGACCTGGGGAGTGTCAGAGGTCTGGATCGTGGTTGCAGAGGCCGGAGCGGTTGGGAGCTTGTAGAGCGCCCGAACCAAGAGATTGATCAGGTTAGCTGCGCTAACACCGGTTAGTTGGGTGATGTCGATGTTACAGATTCGAGAAACATATCGCCAATCCCGAAGAACGTATCCAATCTCCCATTTGAAGTGGTCTCGATAGGCTTGGTAGGTGTTGCCCGCGGCGTCGAGCACAGGCCACTCACCCATATCCCGGTGTTGGAGACCAGTGATCTTGCCCTTCGGAAAGGTGACATGGGCAGTGTCCGCGCCCCACACATGGATCCAAATCGAGGTGTTGGTTGAGGCGGTTCCTTGGCCGTCGAGAACGTTGTTAGCGGTCTGGGAGGCAGAGGTGGAAACGGTCGGGTATCGAGGAGCAAAGCCAGTGAACCGTTCTGGGTTGACCCCTTGATTTCCATAGATCATTGTCGAAGCGACCTGCTGGCTCATCCCCTCAAGAAAAGCCATCACTTCCGAGAGCCGAAACTCTTGGGTATTGCCGTTAAGGTCGGCGATATCTTTGTCGATCACTGCATAGGCTTCAAGATTCCCACAGGTATCAACGATCTGAGCAGTGGTGGATTTAGCGTTTGGGACGCCTTGGTTAAGCAACCGCCAAGTGGCCTGAGGAAGGCCAGTTCGAACGGTAGTTTTATGACCTGTGGGAAGGTTACCCTGAACCACAAGCATGTCTTCAAGGATCTCATTGGTTTGAGACAAGAGCTCGATGATGGTAGCGATCTTATAACCATCGTCAAGTCTCTTGGCCCAATCCGCATAGGTGATTGCGGTTGTGCCTATAATGGCCATTAGCTATCTCCAGAGTTTGAAGGTAGGTTGGGATACACAGCGGCAGCGGCAGATCGCGAAGCATTCTTTGCCCCGGTTGGGCCGCCTTGTGCGTACGAAGTTCCCTCTGTGAGTTTGCTGGCCAAGGCGTATAGAACACGAACAAAGGCGGGATTATCCCCAGCGCCGGTCGTGTTCATTGCATCCTTGAAGTCGGCGACTAACTTAGGGTTTTGCAAACCGTCCAGAGCACGGTTCACGGTTACAGGTACTTTGCCGTCTGGGGCAAGCTCCTTTCCAAGAGTTGGATCGGATTTGAGTTCTTCGCGCCAATCCTCCCGGGTCTTGGTCCAAGAGCTAATCGAATCGCTGCTAAGCTTGGCGACCTGTTTGCCGTAGAAATCGACTAGCTTTTGGGCCCCTTCCTGGGAGAGGCCAAGTTCTTTGAAGATTGGCGCAGCCTCTTCGATGGCTTTTGGGTCGAGGGTTAGGCCTTCTGGGGCGGTGAAGTCAGCATACTTCTCTGGAACAACAGGCGCCTTAGCCTTATCAGCGTTTAGCTGGTCCTCGGTCTTGGTTCCATCGCCAAGGGCTGCGCTAAGAGCGCTTTGGTCAGTCTTCTGGCCCTGCTCCGATCCACTGGTCTCCGTCCCAGTTCCGCTCGTCGTCTGGGTTCCATTCGTCATCTCTTCGGGCACTTTGTTCTCCCATCATTCGAATATACTGTTCGGGACAAGCACGCATGAGTTCGGCTAACAGCATTAATCCAACAGTTCTTCGGCCCTCATTAAAGGCTCCACTAAGGGCCTCTCCAGTAAAGGTCGAGTGGAAGATTTGGCAAACCTCAAGCTTGCTCCGCATCCAAGCCCTGCCCCCAGGCGTTGACATAATCCCTTGAACAACAGCATTCTCCTCAGCCTCCTGGACCTTTGCAGCCTTCGCTTGGCGCTTGGCCTCACGCTTCTCTTCTGGAGAGAGTTCATACTCATCTTTCATTGGTGGGGACGATCCCTAGGGAGGAGGCAGAGACCGTCCCCTTTCCTGACACCGGGGCTGGCGGGCTTGGTGGCAGGAACTCACGCAAGTTTCCTCCGCTTGATCTCCGCAGCGAATCGTTCCCGCTCCCGCTCTGCCCTTTCCATCGCAGGACCCCACTGAGAGATTTGACGAACGGCGAAGTCCCAACGAGAGTGCTCGCGAAGTAGCTGATTATCAGAAAGGGAGGATGGATCATTGGTGTTAGCGGCTCGAACTAGGGTCATCAAGCAGCCCTCTCAAGCATTGCACTCATTGCGTTCTTTCCTCCTCCAACATCCGTTTGGGATAGAGTCTGAGCACCTGCGGCTAGCTTCTGGGCAGTGTCGGCTTGCTGAGCGACCTGGGCTTGTTGCTGCTGTTGGGCTCTTTGGGTCCTGATCTTTGCGACCTGATCAGGAGTGCGAATCAATCGGGGATCGTTGTTCATCAGGTTGGAATAGCGAGCCAAGGCGTAGTCAATGTCGAGGTTATCCACTACCGCTGGATCGATACCAGCAAGGGACCCGGCAATCTGCAAGAGCCTATCAATGCCAGCTGTTTTAGCTGCTTGCTGTGCTAGGGAGAGCATCGAAACGTATTGAATCGAGAGCTCCGCCCCGCTAATGTTAGCTGGAGCGGGGGGCAAAATTCCAGCCCTGGACATAATGGAAAAAGTTCGATCGATTGCTGGAGCCAAGAGCTCAAGCTGCAATCGCTCAAGGACTGGCCCAAGCATGATAAGGGATTCGGCTCGTCGAGCATTGACTTCCTCCGCGGTAACATTGGACCGGGTTTGATACTGGGAAATGGTTTGAAAGAGATCGTTGAAGAATATTTGTTTGATCCGCTGACGAACCAGTTCTAGGTTCTCGGTCATCGGACCCAGTTCGATTTTGTGGTTGTAGATCGATTGCATTCCAGGGTTCGAGGAGCTCATTAGCCCAGCGACGTAGGTTATCCCACCAGGGATCAGGGAAGCTGGTTGGTTCTTAAGTTGGATATCGGCTTGGAGGGGGGGATTAACTTGTTTATCAATACCTTGGGCTTGGCGACGAACTTGGAGTTGGAGTTGTTTACAATCAGGAAGGGCATCCATGGCAGGAGATCGACCATAGGCGTCATTAGCCACAGTATCCCACCTTGCTGTAATGCAGGGATTTTCATAAAACCCCCTTTTGTCGAGTAAGCCAGGAGAGAAACTACTTCCACCTTGTGGGGAGGCTGACCCTCCCCACTCCCAATAGACCTCGCGATATTTGAACTGGGATGAAACCCCGAACTCTCTGAAGTTGAAATTGGGTTCGATTCCATGAGCAACCACTATCTCCCGGGTCAATCCAGCAGAGGAACCCCGCTTGCTTTCCTTATATTGGGCGGCAATGTTTGGAGAAACATTCTCGATTCCCCACCTCTCAACGGCTTGGGCCACGGTGTAGGTGAACTCACGATAGAATACATCCACCATGTTGAGTTGAGAGTTGACATCACAATAGTACTCGCCGAAGCAAGGGTTGATGCAGTTGATAACATGATTGAAGTCTTCATAGATGATCATCGAGGCAGTACCGAAGATCACCAGATCGAAATAGAAAATCGCAAGGGATTGGTAGAAGTTGGATTCTTGAAAGACCTGCATCATCATCTGCTCGACTTGGAATAACCAGATGGCAATGGGGTTGGTCTGGGTTGAGTCAATCCTTCCCAACCTCAAACGGAACCATGGGGTGGTAGGGTTGGTTATTCCATACATCATTCCCGCAGCGAGATTCCTGGCCGCAAGCGTGGAGGTCGAGTCGAGGATATGTTGATTGATTGGGGATCCCCGGCCCATTTGATTGGGGGTAATCAGCCACTTATAACGGCGAGGAAGGAAGAAATCTGCAAGCTCCCTACCGTGGGTCCACCACGAATAGCGATTGATTCTAAGGCCAATCATTCGACTCTCGGAGTGGCGACGAAGGGCAAGGTCTTGCGCTGAGGGAATCCGAGATCCCATCGCTTTGGCGAGGTCTTGCTCAGAAAGGGCCATCGCTAACGCCTTGCCAACCTTCTTCGCACCACGTCATCAAAACCTGCATCCTTTGATAGTTGGCCTTGTGGTATCGGAGTTGCTTTAGGTAAAGAACCACCCCTTCTTAAGGCATCTTTGATACCCTCTACACCAGTGGTGTCGTATTGTTGCAAAACTCCCTCATACCTACCACGACGATCTTCAACGTTGCCTTGCAGGTTCGGATCAAGACCCTCAGAGAAGTTGAGGTTCTGCCCACGAAATCGGGCGTCGAAGCTGCCAACCTCCTTCATGGTGGCAAGGGCCATCCATTTATCGACCTCAGAAGGGGTTGAGCCTTCCATTGGAACAACGTTGGAGCTAGGCACCTTCAAAGGCATCAGGCTTGTCCCACTGGCTGGCTAATCAAAGCCTGTTGCAGACTACCAATTATAGCTGCGCGCTTGTCCAAGGTTTGCGAATCGTCTTCAATCCGATTAAGAGCAGCCTCAAGCAAGCGCCTAAGCTCTGCATTCTCTTGGCGCAAGCGCTCAAGCTCCTCCATCAATCCCACTCATCATCAATGGTTTCATCTAGCTTGACCATCGCCCGAAGGAGCCCAGCGCAACCTAATTGGTGATCTCCAGCATCCGGATCGAAGTGGCCATCAGCAATATACTTGCCTTTAATGTATTGGTTGGTTCCAGCCCAGAGATAGGGCGAGGCCATATGATGGATTAACTGATAGCCAAGACCGTTGTACTCCTCCAGCATTGTTAGAGAGCCACCAATCGACCAATTAGTGTTCTTGGCAGCAAAGGGAGGGCAATTAACCAAGGCATCAATCGCTGCGTCTTCCCAAGAGCCAAACGGACCTCGGCTACGAGGGACGTGGATTGAAGGTTTGTCCCAAGGATCGCCTTGAGCTAGATTAGCTCGCCAAGACTGAGAGCCTTCCCTTTCGTGGATAACGGCAATGATGGCCCAAGGTACACGCGTTCGAGCGGTCACGGATCGATAGCGGGACTTGGCTTCGAGAAGTTTGCGGGCAACGTGTTCAAAGGCGAGCTCGAAGTCGTGCTTGAGAGCCATTCGATTCCAACGGCCCAGATTGGCGGTCCTAAGCGGGATTAGATCTACCATACAGTTCCACCAAGGGGGCTCAGCGAGCCACGGGAATGATCGGGGAGCAAGGGCTTGGACTCCAACAACTTTGGTTGAGGGCCTTCGGCTAATCGCTTGTGCCACTCAACGGTGGAGGCAAGGCCTTCGTTGTAGATGCGAAGGGCTTGTTCTTCGAAGTTGATCCTTTCACTCATTGTTGATCACCCTCT